CCTGTACCGCTGGGTGTATTTGCTCTAACTCCAGTGGAGTTTCCACAAAAACCCACTCCCACAGTACGCCCAGTAGTACCGCCAGAAAGAGGAGCGTCAAAACACTCATTGCCAGAAAACCCAAAGTTACTAGGAAAGCCACATACCCTCCATGTCTCACCTGCCGGTATCTTGAAGTTAATGTGTCCATCTCCAGCATCTTCACACCCAATTATTGATATGGAGTTAATATCCTCAGTTACAGATATATTGAAGTCTCTACAACCCTCGGCGCAGTTAAGGACGATAGCACCATCACTAGAGCAAATAACACAGTCATGACCATCTGACTGAGTTCTAATGATAGACTCCAGCCTACGCATGGCATCGTTAAACTGGTCATCAGTTACCTCACCATCCGCGGTAGGGAGTGCTATAGGCGAGACAGTACGAACATCTAGGCCAAAGCAAGTCTGCGTAATGACGGACTTAGCACTTGATTCAGTCGCTGATTCATTAATGATCTTGTACCAGTAACGAGTTTCAGGAAGCAGACCGCTGTCGGTATAGTCAACATCACTGGCTATTGCGGTGTCTACCAAGTCATAACTGACACCATCTTCACTACGCCAAATAGCGTGAGTTTGAGTCGGCGCAACTGAATCCAACCACTTCAGGTTGACTGCGTCTACCGAAACAGACTCTATGTAAAGTGTAATAGCCACTGCGTGCTTGTACTTACTTAACTCTTTTGGGAGTCTAACACTCCACGATCAGCCTTCTCACCAGTTTTGAGTAGAGGTGTGACTTCAAAGCCTACACGGCGCAGCTGAGTCTCCGCTGAAGTTGAGTCATGCAGGAACTGTATCTTCACATTTACCCACTCCACGAACACTGGCGCTATCCTGTAAGTTAACTCTACATGGTCATCACCTACAGCGCCGCCCTTGAGCCAGAACCACTGTGGATACTTAAATGTATCCTCGTAGTCACATGCTACACTGACTTTGATTCTAGCGGCCTTGTTCTTCTTACATACGATTCTAAGCCCATGCAGCCATCCCTCCTCAGCGATTTGCTGCCACCCAGAGGTCCAGTATCGGCTAATCGCAGTCCCATCATCATCCGTTGCAGTGCCGTCAAACTCCTCCACAAGTGTAGTAGTTGACACCAATTTCTTCTCGGCAGCTTGATCTGTAGATTTGTAACTTGTACAAGCAATAATCGACGGGCCAAGGTTACCTTTAACCCACTCCTTGGTCCTGTAGTTATATTCGACGTAGGAGTCAAGGAGTTGGTTGGACAGTCCAGTTCGGTCGTAAAATAGAACATAAGAGTCCGCCTTTGAGTCGATTAGACCACGGGCATACTTTAGTTTACTGAGACTGGCAGTATTAGGGATAGTCTCAAATAACGACTCATAGCTAATAGCCTGGGCACCCTGCTCAGTTATCATGTAGATGATACCATCGTTGCCTAGGTAGAATCCCATAGCGTTGTCGGTAGTTCCAGCGGCGCTCAGCGGAGCCACAATACCTTCAGCTCCTGGGATGAGTTCCTGATTGAAGATGGTATTCCCACCTACCCATCTGATCCGTACAGCGCCATCTGACTTCAAAGCAGCTAAGGACTTACCTGTAAGGATAGCGCTTAGCCAAGCTCCAGGAGTCTCATCTAGCGTGATTTCATTGCCTTCGCAGGCGGCCCAGTCAGTGTCCCAATCGTCACTAAAGCGTCCGATTCTATGTCCATCCACAACATCTGTGAAGGTTCCATCATCTGAGACGTTGAAAATAAACAAGTAGCCAAAGTATGATGCGAGGCCTTTACCCCATGGACTAAGGCTAGATGCAATTGGAGCTGAATTACCGCTTGCGCTAAACTTTCTTGGGAGATCTTCGCCTTCATTTGTGAACACCAGTGTTGGAACTCCAGTTGAGCCATCTATAACAGTGTATTGAGGCCTAGTAGTAACAGCACCAGTGAGAGCAGTACCAGTAACGTCGGCCCAAACACCTCCAGTAAAGTGCTCCAGCGCGGTCGGAAGCATCCTAACAAGTTCATGAGTCCCATCAGATTGTTTATAGTTAAAGAGACCAATAATAGCAGCAGAAGCTGCAGTGCTAATACTCTCATACTTGGTCATACCTCCGCGGCCTATAATCCGCCCAAACCTGCAATGGACGTTTAGGAGATCGCTAGTAAGCTTAGGGTTATCGCCAGGGTTAACTATATCAGAATAACCTACAAAGCGATCTACCCAAGTGGTTTTTCTCATGCTGCGATATTCCTTATAGCGTTCCTAGTTGCTTATCGCGGACTCTGACTTCCACCAATCTACAAGCATCCCGGCTGGTAGTAGTGCCACGCCCAAGGAATGTGTATAAGTAGTCCTCACCATCCTCGCCACCCTGCACGACACACCGTAGTTTCATTCCAGATTGGCTAACAGTTCCTACGACTGCGGATGCCGCATCGCCATCACTATCAACAGCAGATACTGCACTACCTGAAGAAATGCTAGTATCATCAGGGAGATCTTCAGTGAAGTCCACTTCGTGGAGGAACTCCACACTAGAATGTTTTTCAATAACTTCATGGGCCATCAGTTATCCCTCACACACATCTGGCACTAGGCGTTTAGCACACCAAGGGCAATATTTGATTAGAGTACCACGCACATCTCCATTTTTGTCATCGTAGTAGTACAAGCCTTCAATTTTGACTATCAATTGGAGTGCTAAGTCACAGCATCCATGAACTGCATAGCTCATCTGTAAATTTGCATACGGTCTAAACGCCTACGACCACGCTGACCAGGCCCCATGTGCGGCTCTAGATTTACTTTGTCCTTCCAACCACGCTTGAAGTTCTCTCGTCGCATCTTGAATAGTTCACCACCCTTACCTTCAAGCAAACTACGCCAGTAAGTAGCACCTTGTGGATCTTTGAGGTAAACCTCATGAATCCACTTGTAAGCTGAATAGACTAGCGCCATTGGAAAGTGAGCAGTCAACTCATCAGACTCTAGGTTGGTGGTATTGCTAGTGTATTCCCAATAGTAGATCCTAACATCGTACTCATCATCTGGAATTGGGTAGAGGATTAGGTTATCACCCTCAACTATGGCTAGCTCAGGATCGCCAGTCTCATCCTCGTCGTACATACCATCTAGGTCTTCCTTGGTGTGAGTACCCACATCAACAGGCTGCCAATCAACCTCAGTTTCTTCCTTGAACTTCAACGCCCTGATATCCTTGAAGTTGGTGATCTCCAGGCCATTGGTAGTATCAACCTTGAGTGGGTACGCTGCCTGATCCACTACAGTTAGCCAGTCCAAATCAGCCTGCATCCACCAGAAGTTCTGGAACTTCTCAATATCAAGGCGAGCATTCTCTAGACACAAGTCTAGCATGGTGGTAGGGAGGCCAGTTTTGCCGGCGTACTCCCGAATGATGTCTTTTACTTGATGAAGTAGCATTAAAACACTCCAAACATCTTGAGCAAGGTAGTCATTAATAGTATAAAGTTTAGGAAGCCAAATATACCACCTGCTGCCCAGATGATCCTATTGAGTTTACCGAATCGAGTGTCATCATCTTTACTATGACTATCCATAGCATGACTTAGGTCATCACGCGCCTGAACGACGGCTGCCTGACTGACAGAGAATTTCTTCTCCAGTTCGTCAGACAACCGCCGCAGTTCCACGTTGACGCCATTGACAGTTAACAACATACTAGATTGAACACCTTGCAGCTTGCCAATTTCTAGGATGAGGAACGGCCCTACTGCAGGTAACACAGGCGATTCAAGTGGATTCATGCCGTCAGTCATCTCCTTATGGAGCCTCCTTGATTACTACATCGAAGGTTAGATCGTTGCCTGCACCGGCTGAAGCGACCGCGATTCGATAGAATAGGTAACCAAGGTCGGCTACCGCCACTGACTTTATACCGACTGCTGAGTGAGATACCGCGGTAGGTAAGGCAACGAACGTAGAGTTATCATTGCTCCCTTGTATCGCTACAGTTCCAGCAGCGATAGTTCCGCGGAGTTGAGTGGACATTGCGAGGAGAGGTCTAGTCGCCTCAAAGTCTACGTTGCCATCATTAGCGCCGCTTTGCGTATAGCGCAAACGACGCACTCGCTGACCATATCGCTGAGTTGATGATAGTGCTATTGCTGCCATCTGTTAGTTACTCCTTCCTACCAACCCACTGCTTCGCACACTAGGCTTTGTGCGGCAGGTGCATGTTCAGTAGCTAGAAGTTCCTTCAAGTTACCGAAATAGACAACACCAGCAGCAGTAGTATTGCCTAAGCCAAGTGAAACAACGCCATTACCAGGTTGGCGAGCAGCAGCTGCAAGAGGATCAGCAGTACCATCCAGCGGGTAGTCATCGAGTGTAGCAGCACCGGCAGCCTCAATAACGGCACCAGGAATATAACCACGGAACTTCTTGTTGGTGTAGTCCCACTTCCAATGGATACCAGTTGCACAACTGCCATCAACAATGACTAAATACTCGATCTCACGGCGCATCCCAAAGGATGGGAAGGTAGGTATCGGCACTCCACCAGAGGGGTAAGTGAGTGTAGCATTACCAAATGCAATGCGGACTAGATTACGTTGGAGGGCTCCAGGCGAGCCTTTGACGAGCCTGTTCTTGAGAATAGTGATAGTTAAATCACTGCTTGCGATATCTGCCATGTTTTGAGTTCCTCTAGGGCGTCCCCTATGTTAAAATGCAGTTAATTTAGCTGATAATTATTCCCTGATTCTACGTTTATCTCCTTCCTCATCTAAAGGTGGTAATGGCCGCTCCAAGTGTGGCCCTGCTGAGGGTGGCCGCTTGTGTGTCGGAATAGGTGTATCCATGTCTAATTCAACGGACTTTATGTGTTTAAGGCTGAGTCCAAACACCCTAGGCTCGATCCACGGGTTGTCCCAGAAGAAGTTAAGATCTTCACCACCGAAGGCTCCGTCCTCGTGGAACTTGTAGTCCAAGGGCAGCCATCCATAGTAGAAGCCGAGCCCTGCGTTGGCGACTCGGTCCCAGGGGCGTAACTGACGGGTTTCTTCGACTGTATATAGAGAGCCGTTTTCGTGAGCCAGTGCAACATAACCATCCCTCACTCTGTACGGTGCTACGAAGTTCCAACCGTACTGGTCTGCTACAGTGATAGCTTGGATAAGGCCTAGTTGATCCTTAATCAAGATATCATCATCAATTAGTATGCCGCGAATGCGATCTGTGTTAAATTCCTTTTTTAGTTCCTTGAATACGCCTGCTCTTACGAAGGCATAGCCATGAGCTGCAAACTGCACATAGACAGGTTCTCTACCCATTGCATTTAGGGCATTCCATATGGTTGCTATGGAATAGGCTACTGCGCCTTGACTGTCTCGAGTGGCGCAGATTACAGGAACAACTATTTTCTCCTTAGGGGGTGCTGAGGATTCCATTTGTCCTTTCATTTGGGAGGTGGGCTAGTTGGCAGTCCTAGCCCATCTCGGGTTACGCAGGGCCTAGCTGCAATTAGGCGTTAATCGTCAGTGGACCTTCGTTGTACACTACGGTAGACCGATAACCTTTACCGGCCGCCCGAGCGATAACAAAGGGCACGAGATCGCCAGTTGCAGAGCCTGCAGTAGTCATTCCACGCAGCCTAATGATCGACCCAGCAGGGAATACGTGCGCGCCTGTCATACGCTTCATAACAATAAGCCCAGCCGTGAAGGCAAGGGTAGTAGCCGCAGCTACGGTTCCGCCGTAGTCGTGGACTCCATCACCTGCATACAGGTTGTTACTGTTATTACACGTTTTCAGTACTTCAAGCACTTCTTCCACACCCGCAATCACTCGGCACAGGGCATAGCCCGATGCTGTAGTGATCGTATTACCAAGGGCCACCGCTACAAGTAAACCAAAGTCCACCACGTCCATATTTACTGGAGCGACGTACTCTACCAGACCTGTAGAAGTAGCTTCCTCGGCAATTGAGTTAGCTGCTGTGGTCAGAGGATTAGGGATCATGAACACATTATCTTGAAAACCCATGATAGTACTCCTGTTCCTTTCCTCTTACTTTAAGAGCTAGTGAAACGGATGATGTGTTCTTCGCCATCCGTCGAGTAGTCCCAGGGCTTTTTGAACCCAAGGATTGCGTACCAAGCCAGACCTTTATCGCGGCCGTACTTAACCGCAAGCTTGTATCGCAGCTCTTCCTTTAGTGCAACGCCTTCAATGACTGAATCGTCACCGATGAGGAGGGCCTCACCAATGTCGTTAGAACCCTTGTTGTTATCCAAGGAGTCATTGTCATCAGTTACGATGATACGGCAGTTGTACACGATTTCAGACATGATCTCGCCGTTGAACAACTTACGAGGGTAAGTGAACTTCGCGGCTTCCTGGAACTCAGGATCATCGAACAGACCACGCTGAGCACGAATTGAGAGGATCAAAGCATAGTTCCCATCCGGCATCGGAGGGATGATCTTCCCAGTGTTCGACCCGAATAGACCCATACGGGCTGCATCAACCATTTCCTTAAGATGGAAGTAGTTGAACTGTGCAGTCCCGGCAGTGGAAGGAGTACCGTCCACGTCCCAGACTCCGACAGCAGCACCAGTGGGAATATAGCACAGGTCGCTAGTTTTCATCATAGCCGAGACGGCGTGATCTAACACGGCCTTCTCGTCGTTCATGATGACCTTTTGAACTGGCTGGTTAGGGTTAAACTCACTGAGTGTTTCGAGCTTGCCAGTCCAAGGGATGCTATTCCCCCACTCAGTTACCCGTAGGTTATCTTTAGTGATCGAGAACTTAGTTTCAGGAATATCCTGGAACTCCCCGATCTCCCCACCTGCAGTCACCGCCATCGTTACTTTGTCGAAGTCAATGCTTTCGCCTCGACCCTTGCCATAACCTGGCTCAGGACGAGTAAACTGACGAAAGATGTACTTCGCCGTATTGACGTAACGAAGCTTAGAACTCAGGCGAGGGTTAGCAAAATGACCACCGTCACTAGCGATGGTCCAATTTTGACCTGCCATAGTTTTCTCTAGCTCCTAAAGACTAGTTTAACTTACGAGGGTCCTAGTCCTTACTAGGACTTAATTCCAAAGCTAGCGTTGATGTTCGCATTGCGCTCTTTGATATAATCTAGTAGCTCTTGCTCTTCAGCACCTACTTGGTTAGCAGGATTGAACCCGCCACCTGTAGGTGAGCCATCTGGATTAGTACCAGGTGCGCTATACGAAGGCCCTCCGCTAGTAGGAGGTTCTACGTAAGTCCCTGCCCCAGGCACCGTGTTAGGCACACCATTCGGCCCAGCTCTTACACTGGTAAGATACTGTCGCGCTAGTTTACCGGCCTGTTCTAGACGTTCACCGACTGTGCGGAATTGACGAGGGTCTAAGTCCCGCATGAATGTCTGAACCACACGCTCGTGAGGTGCCAAGTCTGAATTTCTGGACTTGAACTCTTGGACTGCCATTGCATTAGCAACTACGTTTCCGACTAGATCGCCTACCTTACTCAAGATACGCTCTTCACGTTGTTGAAGAACCTGATGTGGGTTCGACAAGAACTGTGCTGCGTCTACTTGATCTGGGTCTACACGACGACCATAGTCATCTCCGCGTCCTGTTCCGCCCGATCCGACTGGGACTCCGCCACTTGCACCCTGACCGCGGTCGCGAGGATCAGGGGTTGTGAGAGCTGCTTCCATCACACGAGTTAAAGCACCTACTTGCTCGCTCAGTTGATGGTAGCCACGCTCAAGTCCTCCATAACCATGCTCTACAGCTTCTTCCACTGTTTTGAACTTGCCTGCAATGAGCCTTGGAGGCGCACCAGGGTTAGGATTGTTAGGGTTGTTTCCGGTTCCGTCATCCTGAGGCTCCGAACCAGGGGGAGTTGTCCCAGGGGTGAAAATTGGGTCGGCCATTTCTAGCTCCTTTTTACCCTTGTGTTACTGACTAGACCCGAGGGGGCCAAAGCCACTGACCTTGTTCTGGACCATGCGCAATGCCTTGCACTGGATAAGGGACTTGGTTCTTAAAGAAGACGGTTAGGTCTACTGTATTCCAGTCCTCACTCACACCAGTGATTATAGCCGGCGCAGTACTGTTTTCCTCACTGTAGAGATCATGTCTAAAAAAGACAATCCTTCCCAGTGTAGGCTGCTGTACAGGGTTTGTATCTACAAGCTGTCCGGAATCCGGACGGGCGCCATCCGGCGGACTATCTTGAGCTTGAGCTTGCTCGGCTGCCATTATTCTCTCCTTTCCTTTCTATTCCTGCCACGATATTATTGAGGGCATCCGACGCATTCTGGCCCTTGTTCTTGAAGGCAATAAACTCTTTTCTGATACGCCACACTTCCCCAAGTTGTGCCTTGATGTCTAGAATGGGTCCTAGCTCAGGTGGACATTGCTGAAGCTTGTCCAGAAGTTGTGCTAAGCGACGGTCCATTATAGGCTCCAAGGCTGTTACTACCACACTTGCACTGACGCCTAGCTCAGCCATCTGGCTTAGGTCATCAATCACCTTGAATTTAGAGTCACCGATAGGCACAACTATTTCCCTTTCTTGTAGCCCTGAAGTAGGCTAGTTTTGGCGCCTTTCGGCACGTTGACTGGTTTGCCACCACCTTTAGATTTACTTGCTTTTGCCACTTGCTGTGCTCCTTCCTTTATGATAAGTTATTGACATATCCTTGCGACGTCTGGGAGAGCACATTGTATTATAGTGCACCTTCCTACGTCGTGCTCGACGAACGATCCTCATTGCCTACATTCGCTGCCTAGTTTTGTTCATCAACTGTGCGATAGCTTGCATCATTTGAGGAGGCAATCCGCCACCAGGGGCGCTACCATTAGGTTGGCCTCCACCGGCAGCAGGATTACCGCCTCTAGCCGCAGGGTTGTCGCGTGCACCCCCGTACTTCGCTCCATCATCTGCAGCTCGCTGAGCCATTGGAGTGCGTCCTGGACCGCCTGCGTTGCCACCTGGTCCTTGTGCTCCCCCTGGAGGAGGTAGCATAGGTTGGGGTGCTGGAGGTACAGCTCCGACAGTGGGCATACTTACTCCCATCGCTCCTGGGTTAATCAGGAGCCTAGCAGGGTCCCACCCTAATGGCATCAAGACTTCTTCGAGAGTAGCTATTGGATTTAGCTGCTCGATGAAGCCAGGTAGGTAGCTTAGCAATTGTAGGATTTCCTTCAGTTCACCTATCTTTTGCTGTCTATCAATCATAATAGACATGCCGCGAACCTTAAAGTTGTAATCTCCAACCATTGTGGAGTAGCGTTCCGCAGGGGTCATTCCTTGTAAGATGCCCGAAAGATCCGGATAGTTCTCAACAAGCCGTGGTAGAGTATAGTTCTCCTGGAACTGATAGATAGTCCTCGCAACTTTGTCCAGCGTCGGCTCAATAACAGTAATTTCCAGGTTTCTAGCAGACTCGTCCAGTCCTTCAAGAGCAGCCGCCGTCTTAATATTAACCTCGCCAAGAGTTCTACCCTGCTGATTGCCTTGACCGGAAACCCACTCATTAACGTATGAGCCCTCCTGCATGTACTTCTCGTACAGTTGGATCATATTCATGGCCTCGGCAGGTACCTTACCTACGTCAACCGTCTGAACTAGCTGTTCGTTAGGTGCTACGGCGTTGCCACTCTTGCGGATGAAGGTTTTACCAGGGTAGACGCCCTGACGAGCCTCATTAGGGTCATCAAGTTGGTCTATATCGATGGCAAAGGCCTTCATGGCGTCATATAAGGCGCCATCGGCTATTAGATTCGCCATTTCAGTGATGGCTTCAGCTATTTCAGCAACATCCTCAACCATACCTCTGTTGTAGGTGCTAAATGGAATAGTATAAGGAGTGCCAATAACGTAAGGATGTTCCTTATGATAGAATGGATTATCATGAGGTGCTCTAATCATTATATCTTTGTTTGCTAGGGTGAAAGAGGCGTCACATTTCACTAGAACGCCCTGAGGAGTATAGATATCACCCCAGTAATGGTATAGATCGACTAAGCGAAGGTACTGATTCGCCTGTGCGAGGCCCTCAACAGTCTGACGGGACGTATCGAGAGCAGTTTCGGTAGGTCCGCAAATCTGATCTCGTAGTCTTTTGACCGCAGCCTTATCGTACACTCCAATATCCGCAAGAGCCTCGATCTCCTGGAGGCTAGCTTGGGAGCGTTCGATGATACCCTTGCCGTTTGTTCCTGGGATAATCCATAGATTCCGAGGGTTGACAGCCACCACTCCGAGTTTTCCCTTGTAGTAGGGATCGAGACGGGATTTTTTCTCTTCCTGGAGGCTGGTTCCTGTTTGAAGGCCAAATTCATAGGTTGGAATCTCCTTAGATTCTGTATAGAGTGTAGGTTTGAAGTCCTTTACTCGCATCCACCAGATTTTTAGCGCAGCTACGCTAGTTACCAGGCCAGTTTTGAAGGCCTGCATCATCTCATCTTGGATGTTAGCCTGGTCAAACCAGTAGTCAGTGAGCAGCATAGTGTAGCGGCCCTTGGTTCTACCAAGTTTTGACTCGGCCTGGACACCATACCAGGGGTTCATCTTCAAGAGTGTCTTCCTAAACAGCGCTACAGCCCTATCCACGGATGCGCGTACCTTAGGAATAGGCGCACGATGCTGCCACCAGGCCTTTGTAGACCAGTCGTACTGATTATTATACAGCCGCCAGCAATTATCCCAAATCAACTCACGAGGCCTGCGGTGTTCATCGGCGTAACTGAACATAGCCCCGAAGAAACGCTTGATTTCAGGCTCTTCTAAGTAGTCAATACCGACTTCCTTCTTACCATAGAAGGGCGGTCCTGACTCAGTGTCAGAGTAGCCAAGGACATAGGAGCCCTCACCAAGGGTGGCATCATCTTCCTGGCCATTATAAGAAGGTGCAGCGCCGCCTCGAGGAGTGTAACCCTTGTTACCAGCCTTAATTGTGGCGTAGCTATTAGGGTTATCTGGGATGATTGTAGCCATTAACTAATGATTCCTGGCCTTTCATATGGCGTCTGTGGCACCATTCCTTGAGGTCCGCGCCCAAACCTGGGCTCGATGATCTTAATAGGAGTGTCGGACACCATTTTGACTGAGCGGATCTTAGAACATAGATATTGCAGGCCGTCATGGATGTGAGAAAACAGATTTTTATCTGGTTTGGCTGATAACGTCCCGTTCTTATAAGGATAATGGTAGCCACCACCGAATCCTTTTAGTAAAATCTCACATGAAGGGTCTATTAGACAGCAAGGAAGACCCTTTACATTCTCTTTTAGGAAGTCAATGACCGCACTTCGCCTAGCCGCAGGGGCATTTGCCCCAAGATAAATCCTTTTGGCTCGCAAGGGTCGAGCAGAAAGAAGGTTGGTATAACTTCTTCCATCAGTTCCCGCCCTATTTCGGCCTGTAGGATCGACAAATTCAGCGAACTTGGCACCCGGAAACCATTCATGGCTAAGCCTATCGACTTCGTAGATAAATCTCTCAGTGTCAATATCCTCACCAATACACTCCCTTAGGACTATTAGACGAGAGTGTGGGAAGAGCTGGGCAAAGATACATGCTGGATAGAGTCCAAAGTCCCACCCACGCCCAACCACAAGCGCAGGGTTCCACCCAAGGGAGGTTCTACTTGTATGAAACTCATGACTGAACTCATCAACATAAACAGGGCGCCCGTCTAGCGCTTCCCACACTAACTCGTACTCGCGTAGCCAATCGGAAGTAGAAAGACCACTACGAGCCTTGGTAATCCAATCCTGACTGCGCTTTTCAGGGTCTGCAGTTCGATGTAAGCGCAGGACCCTAAACTTGTTTATAGGGTTACGCCAGCCTTTCAGACCAGGTAATACTTCCTCAATATCACCGACTGAATCAGGTAACTCCTCCTTGATTGCTTCAAGGGCCTCAACTGTTTGAGGTATATCGAGGGCAGTTATCTTCATATTATTACGCCTGCCGACTGACTTTTAGCTCTCGCCGTCACTGCAGGTCGTACAGCAACTGTATTTGCCAGCCATATGGCAGCAGCTACACCTTCCAATGTCCAGTTACCGGGATTCTCAGATGCTGCATTGCGTTCCCTGCCAACTACACCACCAGTGTAACGGTTAGTAGTAACATCTGTTAGCTTACTTTTATCGTAGCTACTTGGCTCAGTAAATGTAGGAACACCGGCCGTAGTATGGATGAATGAAGAAATCCATAATGTATCAGCTGCACCCCAGCTAGGAGTTAGCGAAGGTGAGTCTGGTGTTAAGCTATTACCATTTGCTACTGAGCCTACCTCTGGTGGTGTAACTCCATGCCAGTCAGTAATTCTATAGACAAAACCACTATGCCTTGGTCCGCCAGCTGGTAGTGTAACAGTAACTGTTGTACCATCACTAACGCCATCAGCTATACGGTAGGCATGGGAGAGGAGTATATCAGTTAGGAAATCATCTGATATCTCAGTCCATCCTGCAGGCCATGTTACCCCTGCCCCACTAGGGCCAGTTAGCAAGGTAGCTATAAGTAGATTACCGGCTGCAATGTTAGCTGGTAAGTTTAAGAGGCCAGCTGCAACGCCGAATCCAGCAACGCCAGTGGCTGCTATTTGTGGAAATGCCATGTTAGTTAGTTAAGTAACCTACTAAGTTCTCTTGTATTCCAAAGCTAAAGTTACACGCTGTGTAGTAGTGACACTATCCACATTCATTCTTAGGATACTTCCAGCTGCAATTAAAACAGTCCAGCCAGTTAGGGTGGTATCCTGTGACTTGGCAGCGCTACTTAGAGTAGGCGGCGCCGAGGCTGTAATAGAATCCTCGTTAGTAGGTGGATAGTTAGTGTAGCTGTCTTTCCAGATATCAATAACTATAGACCCTGTTTGGTCACCTAGGAGCGTGGCTTTAGTTATAGTTATTGGGAATGGGATGGGGCCTATATCGCCCTTGATACCTGTAGTTATCTCTGCACCGCTACCATCTATTACAAAGGTTAGCACCCCAAGCTCAGGGTAAAATGCTGGAGGGCCTAACACTAGAATATCTGCCTCGGTAATGACTATACCATGGCGAGCTAAGAGTACGGCTATAACTTCAGTGAGGAGCGCAGCCATGAGCTGCTCATTAGTTTGGCCAACAGTAGGTGTCCAATCAAAGAGGCCACGCTGAGATCCATTAACTACCTGATACTCAAGGCGAAACTTTGCGCCCTCTGTGGCGTTATGTGAGTTAGTGCCAACTAATACTTGGGACATTGGTATTAATTACTCCTAAGGGACTGTTACTGGCCCTATGATGATAATCACTGGTTTACCTTCATTAGGCGCCAATGGAATCTTGAGGACAGTTGGTGTAATGGTGCAAGCCTCAGGCGTGAACGCACTAGTGCCAGCGACATTGCGATGCGCTACTTGATAACAAATAGTACGAGCGCCGGGATCATTGCTAATTTTATCTACAAAAGTGTTCTGAGGAAACGGCACTGAACCAATATCAGCCCATGCAGTGAAGGTAGTAGAGCCGGCTGCCCGTACTCGTTGTTGGATGATAGTTACATCAGGTCTGTTTGAGTTGTCTGGTAAGACCGCCCCGTTTGTCCAACTTAGGGTGTAGCTTAGGGATTGGGTCTGGGCCTGCGCTGTGGCTGGGGACACTAGCCAACTGAGTAGTGTTAGGAACAATACGATAACGAGTGCCACGAGCGGCGCCTTGGTTTTCAATGCCATAGATTCTCCTTGTGAGTCTACCTGATAAGGTCAAAACACAGTTCTTTGAAAAAACCTTCCTTAGGACTAGAGACACAGGTGAACTTGCCTCCACCATCAATAGTCGGCTTGCTCGCGCCAAATGTCTCTCGTGCCTTTTCCCAGAAAGCGAACTCATCAGCGAATATAGCTGAGGCTGTATACTGACGCAATTGGTCTGCACCTTGTGCAACTCCTTGAATGTAAGAGTCGAGACCAGGAACCTCCAAGTAACAGTAGGAGGGTTTGATTCTAGGTTTGAGCATTAGCTCATCAGGAATGTGATTATAAATGAAGACAGCTCTCTGCACAAGTTCGTCAGACTTCTCCTCTTTGTCGGACACGAAGAATACCGCCCTGCCTTCTTTGAAGAGCACCATCCACAAGTGGAGGAATATGAAGAGCCATGTGATAGTCATACGGCGAGACTTGAAGATGGCGAGCAGTGGTTCGTTCAACCACTCAGTTGTGATTTCCTGGAGCCAAGGCCGATTAGGGAATAGTTTCACTGGGTTGATAACGTCAGCTTGGTCCAGGGTGTAGATAGCGCCGTCTTCGATCATTGCCCAGGGGTTGTCGAAGTAGATATCCATGCGCTGGGCGATAGCTTCAGGCGAAACGATCAAGGGCTGAGGGCCTAATGGATCATGACCACCTTCTAGACGCTGCTTCGCCGCGAGGTCAAAGGTAGGCAAATGATTACCACTAATGTAACCAGGACCTCGATCAGGACCGCAGGCATCACTATCGAGCTTACGGCCTAAGACGTCTTCTAAGGCACCCATTGTTACTTACTACGCACTTATTTCTACGCCCATTAGTTTAGAGAGTCTTTCCACTAGTTGAGCGTGAGCAGCGATAGCATGTTCTAGATCAATGTGCAAGTCTGGATTGAAGGAAGGAATCTTGAGCTTTTCTGTACATTGTGCTAGTTGCTTTTCTGCTTTTAGGAGTTGTAGCACTAATTGTGCATATTTGAATTTAGGCATTAGTTCTCCTTCTAGTTGCAATGGCCCCGCAGGGGAAGCCTCATGATTATCGACTCTAATTGTGTGGTGGCTCAGGTTAATTCCCTTGGGCTTCTTCCACAGAGTCGATAACTATAAGGCTTGGCGCTGACGGCAACTGCAACTGTGTTGTTGGCCCCGCAGGGGGACATGCACCTATATACTCAATAACTTCACCGTCAGGACCGAGCCAAGGTGGCTCTTCTAAACCGGACTCTTGACCGCCGGAAGCCCAGTTTTTGGCAAGAGCCATACTGTCAGGACTTAGCAGGAAGCCAGCTTGTTTACAGGCTTCATACCACTCAGGACTGGCTGTTGCCATTAGTAGAAAGCTCACCCCGACGGCGCTTATTAAGTTCTTTGATAACATCTTCAGCGCTGACGATACCTACAATACGTTTCTCGATTTTAGAGTAGCCGGCAATGCCTAGAATGTCCATAGAAGCAGCCCTACGGTTTGCATCACTACGTGAGTGCCTCATGATTACCTTGAGGTTATCTAGGGCTTCATTGGCCAGGTCATCAGCCCGTCTAACAACTGTAAAATCGGCAGAGGCTTCCATCTTTGTAAGCTCCGTCTTAAATACCGCTGACGTAGCCACCAGCATGACGGTCTGGTGATGTATGCCCATTTCATCTGCAATGGTGAGGTAGTTTGCCCCTTCGAGGAGGCGGCGCATAATCTCTCGGTGGCGAGCATTTAGAACCTTCGGTTCCCAGCGTTCTGACGCTGGTTTCTTATTTTCTTGTTCTGCTGTGGCTCCAGCAGGAGGCATCCCTTCAAGGAGTTGTTCTAAGTGGCCGCCCGGAATGTTGTTTGTTTGGCCTGGGGCACCTGCCGGTTGTCCGTTTTCCGGACAGGCTGTAGTTGGTAACAGGCCAATATCTAAGGAACCTTTTAGTGCTTCATCACGCGCCTGCGAGCCAACCCACTCCACGTGTGGACGAGTTCCTAGGTCCTCCAGATCAAACGGATTATTCAGATCGTCTAATTTGTCCATTTGAGGCCCATCGTAACATAAGGCGCCTAGGAAAGCAAGTCTATTCATTGGGTGTGAGCGTGAAGGCGCTATAGCCAGCTGGAAGGCCCTAGCTCACAAAGTCCTTTTTCCACTAAAATTTGGGAGAGAGTATCGCTTCGCTCGCCGCGGAGTCCCAGGAACCCGCCTACCCTAGGGTAGGGTACTAGTAGTTGTCGTAGTTGTCGTAGTTTGTGTAATTTTGTCAGTACTTGTCATACCATATATGGTTTGCCCGATTCAACATATGGTATGCCCGCCGTGGCATTATTGCCCGCGTCCGCCGTACGTGTAGTCACGCGTTGGCGTACGTTGTCACACGTTGTCGTTGGCATATGGCGTGCAATACATACCATCGTACGCGGTATGACACAAAGAACCGCGTACCCCGTAATTGCGACATGCGTGCATTCCACGCGTGAAAGTAACGGTGAACCGCCGGAATCGGTTAACACGCGTATGTGATGAGCGTACGCGGCATCGGGAATTCTTTACGGGCACGTTGTAACAACGCGATGGGTTTCGCCCACGCGTACGCGTACCACGACAGCATGAAAATGCTCGGGAGAGCAACAACGCTGCACGTCGAACCACGCGCACGCGTAATACCATCGTAACAACGTCAAAGCGCGGCAATAGCCAAATCCGCGTGCGTGAACCCGGTTGTAATCCGGGCCGTCGTGTTGGATGTAATGACGCGTGAAGCATTACATAAATACTGTTTTCTACATGTACTCTGTTAGGCGGCTCTCTGTTTAGCCCAAAAGGAGGGCCTACAATGCATAAAGATACCATCAAAGCCTACGCAGGTATAGGTAAAAATAGACGGTTCGTCGGTGAGAAAACGGTAGAGATACCGGACACATTGGAGGACGCTATCAAATTAGAGAAAGGTGATAAGAACGCGGTCCTCGCCGGGTATGTCTCTTCGTACAGGATAGCGATTCAGCGCGGAATCCGTGGACCTAAAGAGATGAGCGAGGCGGAGCGCGCCTTCAAGGCTCTACCACAGGCGGAGCAGGACCGGCTGATCAAACAGGCGAAAGCGGGAAAACCGGCAGCTACGAAGGTGAAGCGTCGTAGGGCTGGAAAGACTGAGGAAGTGACCGTAACGCCTCCCGTGGAAGCCACCCAGGGCTAAGCCCCAGGCGGCCTTGCAAGCGATAGTAAACATTAACCCCTAACAAATAGAGCCGCCTAGCAGAGTACATGTAGGAAGAGCGGTTGTGAGCTTTTAGGCGCTTCTTGGTCCAACGTGCCATATTCGGACGTGCGGCCGTAAGCTATTGATATCGTTGACGATCTCGTGTCTTAAGGCGGTGCCGGCCATGGCAGGCTATAGCTCACAATGTGTAGGCGGGTAGGACGGTAGGCCGTAGTGCCACGTTCCCCACCCTCTTATTAGAAAAAAAAAAAAAAAAAAATAAGATATATCTATACTAGGTGCATCTACGGTTAGGTGCCACTACACATTGTGAGCTATAGCCTGTCCCCGGCGGGTCTGCCTTAAGAGATGAGTTGTGTAATGAAATCAACATGTTAGCGCCGCACGTCTAAATATAGCTAGTTGTGGCTACGCGTGTGAGACAATGTGAGCTATTGTGAGCCCCTGTGGGCTTGTCCGGAAAACGGACAGAACGGAGATCAAACTAATGGCTAGGAAATGGATGGGCTCTGCCCCGGCGGAGTGCCAAGCATGTGGCGCCTCGTTGTCGAAGGCCAAACACTTCTACGACGCGGTAATACAAGGGCGGTGGGGCATTATCTGCCACGCTTGCTTTAGCAGCCACGGCTGTAGGCTCGGTACTGGTGCAGGTCAAAAGTATGATCGAAAGACCCTAGAAAAAGTAGCAGGTTAAACGCGAAAGGAGGTGATTCAGATGGCACGCGCGCCCAAAAAGCGCTACATCCGGCTTGGCTGGGAGGCAATACCTCATGATGGGTATAAGGTCTGCGACCACGTAGACCTGCCTCTTGCCAAGCATGTGGATGGGCGCTCTTCTGAGGTGCGTGATTGTGAATATATGATCCCTATGGAGATTAACTGTAGGGCATGTGATCGCAACTACGCCCTCACCATCCTTGTCGGTTAAATCTACCCCTGCCTTGCGCCTGACGGGGTCTAAAGCCCTGCTAGGCGTTAGGCATACAAACCACCTTGGAGAGCCTAAAAGCCATGAATACAAAGAAGTTCTACTACGGTAAACTACGCGAAGCGGTCATCGAACAACTTGTGATAGAACAGGTTGTAGCTGGTATGGACATTAGTGGTGGCACTATGATCCCTGAAGCATGGATCAACGAGGCTGAGATGATAAAGCGCGAAGTGTTGAGCGCAATGGCCTGCGAAGCCGATGGAGGCGATCCCTACCCCGACCGGCGCCCTGCTGTCGCAAAGAAAGCCAAACCGCCTACAACAATCGACTAACGCCAGTAGATCAACAGGCGCCTAACAGCTCGCAATCGCTCTGCTTTCGCAACAGTCTCCCATTCATTCTCACCTCCTGCTTCGCAAAAGAGAATGAATTAGCATCTTTTGAAGGTGTTACTAACCACCTAAGGAGGTTTGAATGAAACCTAAATATCATGGTTGGATCTACTTGCAGCAACGTGAGGGGTTCAATGACGCGTTCTATGTATCATCAGACAAAACAGGTAATCTATTCATGGGCTATGGCGTCATAGGCTCAGAGGCAGCCGTTAGGCACTTCGAGGAAACGCTGGGGCTTGGTCCTATCAAGCTACACGATCTTGGAAGGTTGGGCCTTCGGGTTTACACGGAGGAGGCAGCAGGGCTGCAGGACGAAGTCCACGTGGAAGTAACGCCTAACCACGAGGACTACCAAGGAATGACCCTACAAGCCGCTAACGATAGCTTCTGGGCTCATATAGCTCAAGGGCATCCTGAGCGAACTACCGGAGATATGCCAGTAGACGAGGCAATAGCCTTCGATAGGGCTTGCCTTCGTGCCTACAACGTGTGGCTACGATCTAATAAGCAGGAGCCCTAATCCGCCTGGGGCCTACGAAAAAAAAATCATTGACACCATTTGCCAATGTGATAAAATGGATTTCGGTAGTGCGGAATTGTGATGACCTGCGGCGCATCCTGCTCTACCGGGTGGCGGAGCCATGCCGATGGGCTCTACCATTGGTGCAAATCTAATCGGTGAAAGGAGGTGAGAGTGAATGGGAGACGGAACGTGGACAAAGCCCGTAGATCGGATTAAGAATCCTACACCTAAAACGGTGGGTGAACTAATCCGAGAGTTGGAGAACTACCCACCGGATCTAGCCGTGAAGGTGATGGTGTTCGACGCGGACTACGACAAGGGTGAGATCATCGCTGTCGATAACTTGCGTGCCATGCCTATACATGACATACATGACATCTTTATCGGCGACGGAGACAAAAACTTCTTGTCTATCGAGGCCGCGGGTAATGACGTGGCGCTCTAGCGCTCCTAACAATGGCGGGTCGTGGGGCTACGGAGCCCTACGGCCACGCTGGAGATAATTAATGCCTAGCGTTCTCAAAGAGAAGATTGCAGGTATGACAGATCAGCAGGCGCAAAAGCTGGCTCGGGAGGTTTGTGAGTTCGTCGAGCAATTCGACGATCAGGAGAACTACCCGACAGCTTTTCCCCTGCTGCGTTGGCTCTACAATGCAATCATTATGGAAGGTACATTGGCTGAGAAGGTCCATATGTGTCCTGTTTGTAGTAAAAACAAACCAAGCCACAAGGGCCATCAATCGAGCTATAAAGATGTAGATGGTAAAATATGGCTCTGCCATTGTCCCAAATGTGAGGAAAAATGATGGTACTACGTTGGCTCGGCCCTGGTTGGAAGGGACGGCCTGCAATGGAAGGAGGTGATGCTCAATTGGAGGAATCCAAACCGGAAGTGCGGTATTGTGCGGTGTGCGAGGAAGCCCTACCACAAGACGGTAAGTGGTGGCTTACAGCGCCAGATGGTGAGGTCATCGAAGTATGTGCGGCGTGCTTCGATACACGACCTCCAAATTACGTCGCAAGGGATTAGTCGAAAGGAGTACACCTCGGGATGAGCACCTCGATAGCTTGGTTGCTGATTAAGCGACACTCCTTCTGGACAGACAGTCCTAGGGAGATTGTCGAGCGCATTGCAAAGAATCTACATCGTGAATGTAGCTTGGATGCATGGGTAGCTGTGCCTGCTGACACAGCAGGTAAAACTACTCCCAAGTTCATCTACCACGTTCATCATATCAAGGTCGCTTCGCGAAAGGAGGTGAAGGTATGACCCAGAAGGGTCGGCGCGGTGATTATTGGAGTACACGTTCTGCTGAGGAACGTCGTAATCACCGGCCTTCCGAGAGCTTAAGTTCAAGCCCTTGGAGAACGATGTGGAGGTGGATCTTTGGCCTATTTAGAAAGGAAAGGGGGCTAGGCAAGTGAGCTGTGACTTCTGTGCATGGGGAGACCCAATATGGAAGTACCCCTGCAAAGATTTCCAGAGTGAAGAGATTAAGGTGCAAGGCCCGCAGGGGCACAATACCTTCGTCTCGTTGGACTCTTATAAGGAGTGGGCAGCTTGTGACGACTGCTCTAATTTGATTGAGCAGGAGGATCTAACGTCATTGGCTGCTCGTTCCTTTAAGAGTGCCATCCCTGATGAGCCAACACGGTTATCAGCTAACCAGAAGGCCAAACTCATGAATTGGGTTAGGGACACACACCTCCAATTCATGAAGAACCGTACTGGACCGAGGTTGCCTCTTCAGACTGGAGATTTGGAGGGTGAATAATGGCGATTAGGAAAAAGCCCCGCAAGGGTGAGTATAGTGGTTTCGACCTTGCTATTGGCTTCTCCTACAAGGACGGTTGGGACCGAGCAGTAGAACCCACTCCTGCTCCTGACCATGTATGCACTAACTGTAACGAAACAGGGCGCTGCTTTAAGTGGCACCTGCAACGCAAGGTTAATGCATTCGGTAGGGAGATAACGCAGCACATGGAGGTGATTGAGTGTAGGCGCTGTCTGAATGAGTTTATTCTTGGTAGCTTAGACTTTGGCGAGGCCAAGGACAATGCTGGCAAGGGCTCCAGCGGAGGTAGAAAGTTCAACCTTCGTAATCTAACAAAGGAAGAACGAGCCGCACTCATGAAGATCGTGGAGCAGGAGATTAAGGAAGGACGGATAAAGTAGATGGGGCGACGTAGATTTGGTCCTGCGGGACTTAACTCACGTACCATTAGAGTAGACGATGAGGTCTACGCATGGTTGCAGTCGAAGGCTGTGCCGTTTAGGGATGGTCCTAATACGGTGCTGCGTAAATTAATGGCTGAGGAACTAGCACGTAAAGCTAGACGCGCTACAGCGTCAGAACGAGAGGCGAGCTAATGAAAATAATCGTAGTGTCAGATGTGACCTACGCACTGGTAGCTAATGCAGCTATCCACCCATTCATCTCGACGGGGAGACAACTCCCCTCGGGACAATGGGAGGTGCCAGTTAGCGATGATGTCTACACAGTATTAACAGCTGCACGTGTTGGTGAGGAGTCGATTGACGACACTATCCAACGTGTGCTAGTAAAGGAGCGCCACTGATGGCAGACGAGAAAGATGCGAAGCACAAGGATGCAAAGCTCAAGGAAATCGCTGAACTGATAGGCCAAGCGATCGTCATGACTATTGAACGTCCGGAATCCGGACAGAAGATGAGTGAGGAGGATAAGGAAGGAGTCAAAACTAAAGTGGCCGATGCCTTCAAGACGTTCATAGAGCATAAAGAATGGAAGGACAAAACTAACCCTGTGATTAACAGGTTCCAAAGGGCATACTTCCGTGAAATGACAAGTAGAGGTGGGGACCACTACAAGAACGCAATTAAGGATGTGTTCCCTTCTCTAGATCCCGAGTTTGAGACCCATGCCATACTGAACTTGCTTGCTCATTTAGTCAGTGTTGGGCCCTTCCGGAAGCTCAAAGAGGAGACTATGGTCAGGATTGTAGAGGAGATGTTTACCACGTCCGGCCTAATAATTGGCTATCTTCATTGGAGAGTACGCACTACAACACCTAAGAAGGAGGATCAACACTAATGCGTAATGCTTTTCTAGTGAGCGACGAGGACTTAAAGTCCTTACGAAGCGGTGAGCCCTGGAGTATAGAACTCCAAGGGCAAGCCATATTTATGCACGAGTCCGTGCTACGGCTCTTACAAAATGGAGGAGTTAACGCCAACCTCAACCTCCATTTAGATAATGAAGGCCGACCACTCACATGCGATCAGGTTGGCTGCCCTCGTAGTATGCCATCTAACGCATTTGCTAGCTATGCTGCCCGTCAGGGACATCGAGCAAGGACGCATGGCATACAGGGTGAGTACTTCGCTAAGCACCAGAAGCGTTCTGACAAGCTTAAAATCGGACAAACCCCTAAACTCCCACCTCCAACCCTACCACCTTCATCTTACAAACACGGAGAGAGTTACAATTACCAAGAGTTCGATGCTAAGGGCATTTGCGGTATTGGCGAGTGCACCTTCAAGAGTAAGAAGGTCCATGACTTACACTTCCATCGTTCTCTCAAGCATGGTATTAGAGGCGTCAACTGGCATCGTAATCACCCTGGCGCTGCGGCGCGCAAGGTTGGTAGGCCAAGGAAGGAGACCTAATTGAAAACTAGATTACCCAACGGGAAGATAGTAGATATTGTACCTCGGCGCTCGCCGCGTCATTGTGACAAGTGCGGGCAGCCCTATCGTAGGCGTGCTCTAATCGAGTGTTGGCCTTTACAAAAGCCAGGACATAACTGGGGCTGGGTGAAGATGACCATTCGCCTTGGCACTGAGTGTTGTGCTGGTCTAGCGTTCAGTCAAGGCCTAATGAAAGCCGCAACTCTGAAGATAGGTTGGCAAGAACCATCTAAGATGCTCACACCACCTATCGAGTTCGAGAAGCTACGAGTGGGCATTAGGGCTGGTATCTTCGAGACTAAAATGTTGGAACCTCCTGCTACGGCGCCTAAGACCAAGAAAAAGGAGGGCGCCAAGCCGTGAGAATCGCTGTCAAAGTCCTGGAGGTGGGTGGGCGAAGGTGGATGGTCAACGCTGCCTTTGCTCGCCCTGAGAGCCCTAAACTCCTCACTGTAGTCTGCAGTGGGGAGCAAGGGCGCAATTTAACTATGGTATTGACTGAGGACGAGTACAACAATCTCGACTATCATTGGTTCGAGGACGTTGGACCTGCTGAACATCAGCCTGCCGTATTACCAGAGTTAGTCATGATACCGGGAGGTGTAAGGAGGTAACAGTAATGGATGGAGATCAGCTCTACAAAGTCACTTGGGAGGCAGCCTTTGAAGAGTTCCTTGAAGCAGTAGAGCACTTTGCTGCGACAGAACTCCCAGATGATGCTAGGCTTGAGGAGCGGCAGTTCCAGGAACGGATAAGAAACCATCTGCAAGAATATCGGCTAGCCGAAGCTATAGAAAAGAAGAAGGAGAATCAAGAGAAATGAGCAGTCTTACTAAGTGTAACTTCTGTAACTTGAAGCGGATGAGGAAGCACTACGGTGAGGAGCGAATCAAGCTCTACAAAGTTACCGAGAGTGGTAAGGTTTGGCCGCCAGGTTGGACAGAGGTCCGCCTGGTGGAGCCAAATGGTGATGAGAGATTTCTTGCCGTCTTTGTACGACTAACTAATCAATGTGTTTGTAATTAAAGGAGGCTGTTAAGCATGGAGAAGGAGAATCCATTTAGGTGTTGTCTATACTGTGGTAAGGAGATCGAACCTGATAGGCATAGCACTTCCAATTTCTGTAGGTATGACGAGGGTGGCCTTGATGCTGAATGTCGTGAGAAGTTTAGGCGTGGCTTTACACCTGAAGAGTACCATCGGCGTTGTGAGATCAATAGGCGTAAGCCTATCAGGAACCATGTAGTCAAGAGTGCTATAGCAGAACGGCTAGCCGAGAAACGGAGGGACAATAACACCTTTCATAAGTGCAAGCTTGGAGAGTTCAAAGATACTAAAGGTAAGCCTCTATGCAACGCGATGTTCATGGCTCCGCCTAATACACTCTACTGTCCAGGCACTAACCATAGAGATAGATACAACTCACTCAAGACGCAAGAAAGGATCAGGGAACGTAGGAACAAAAAATCCTAGTAGACTTATCCACAACTGTTGATAAACATTGTTGATAACCATGTTTATAACTCTGTGCATAACCCTGTAGACAAAATAAATGTGAGCTATATGCACAAAACGATTGACATTGGCCATAATGTGTGGTAATGTTAGTCATGATGATCGAAAAGTACTTGACGGCATATTTGCGCTTGGCGTCATACGCCGGTCGTGCATGTAGACATCATAAACCGGATCTAACCAGGGAAAGGAGGTGAAAATATGAAAACTGAAAAAGTACCTGTCTCTTATCGGGACAAGACCACAAACTCCAATGTCTCATTGGGAGAGATTGAGGTCCAAATTCCCGAGACCGTAGAGGAGGCCACTGTGTTGTTTGGGGAGGGCGACAACGACAAGGGCGTTGAAGTTCTGCTCGACTACGCAACCAAAGCCTACGTGATCGAGAAGCAGCGGCAGCATAGGGATGCGAACCGACCTGACAAACCAAAGTCGGCTTCCAACCTTAGTAAGTTTAAGCAGCTGTCTGCCGATAAGCAAGAGGAGTTACTCAAAGCCGCAGGTTTACTGCAGGCCCAAGAGTAATAGGTGTGAGATGTTAGTGCACTAGATGTGATCTGGAGGGGCCCCTAAAAAGGCCCCTTCAATTACTTCACAACTTTAATCGTTATTATTAGGAGCAGCAATGAGTCTTGTCAAAGACGGTCAGAAATCAGTGAGAGTAGTGCTACCTGCCGTTATGTATGAGAAGCTGAAACAAGAGTGTCCAGACCACGGCGATATGAGTAAACTCATTCGCAACCTCTTGCGGCGGCATCTCAAATCCCTCGAATCAGGCGACATAAACACCCAATTAGACGCTAGAGGTTAAAATGGGCCTTGGACCTAAGGGATCATCCCTCCTGCATAAACTTGGCCAAAAGCCAGCCTACGAACTAACAGAAGGCGAGCTACTTCAACTCGTATCTGCTGATCGTGAACGTAGGGTAACTCAACGCACGTTGGGTCGAGTTATGCGCCAAGCAGCCGATAAAAAGCCTAAAACGACTAAATCCGGTAAGAAAACTGCACCTGCAGGACCAACGTCACTTGAATCTCTTGGGTTAGACCCTAATGTGATAGCCAAGCTCCGCGCTGATGGTAAGACCGATGCACAATTGATCTTGCTGCTCAGAAAGGCTGGATTAGTTAAATGACAGAATCAGATAGGCAGTTTGACTGTGCTGTATGTGATGAGCAGATAGTTATCCCTGATGACGTGGAGGTCTCAGAATTCGCTAACTGGCTGGAAGAAGAAGGGTGGAGTCGTTGTGGTACTGAAGATGATGGGCAGTGGATGTGCGAGGAGTGTTGCGATAGCAGTGAAGCCGGCGACGAGGGGGACTAAAGTCCATGGACCTAACACAAGTACCCGAACTGGTAACTAACGCTGACATAGACATTAGTAAGGCGGTAATTATAGATGCTCATCTATTGAAAACCTATAGAGCATGCCAGCAGAAGTTCAACCTGTTCGAGTTACTTCACATTGTTGGGCGTAGCCGTAAAGCAGCGCCTAGTTTCGGTATTGCTATGCATGAAGGGATTGAGCACTTCCGTAAAGCCAAGATGGCTGGCAAGAAGTACACTGAAGCATACAAGATCGGGGCTGAGGCGCTGCTTGCAGCCTACAAGAAGTTCATGCCTAAAGAGAGCATGATGGAGGTAATGC